TAAAAACCAAAATAAACTTCGTGTTTATTTAGAAAAAATTAAGAATGAGCCTGAGCTTAAACCAAATCGTCAAACAAATAACGACACTCGGAAACGACCACGAACAAATTAACTTTGTTTACTTCGGCGATGTGTGGGAACGTTTGTCTAATGGCGAGGTTACTTACCCTGCTATGTTTTACACTTTAACAGGTGCGACTATAAACGCTAAAAATATTACTTACAATTTTAGCCTTTATTTTATGGACAGAATGTTAATGGAAGAAACAAACGAAACCGAAGTACTTAGCGATATGACATTAGTAGGTCAAGACATAGTGGCTCAGTTACGTTATCCTAAAGCGATTTGGGATATTGGCGATACTGCTCCTTTGACTTACTTTACCGAGAGCGACCCTGACTATCTTGCAGGAGTTAAGATAGATATTACAATGGAATTACCTTACTTGAATGACAGGTGTCAAATCCCGTCAATATACCAATACTAAAATGATAGGAAAAAAGATTAACCAATTAGCGACCGAGTTAGCACCAGTTAGTACTGATTTAACTATTATAGGCGACCCGACAACAGGAGTAAGTAAGAAGATTACACTTGCTCAATTAGGTGCGATATTTAGCGGTGCGGTTTCATTTTATACTAACCTTGCAGGCTTCCCTGCAACGGGCGATATTAACGTTATCTATTGTGCTAAAGACACGCAGAAACTTTATTTATGGAGCGGCAGTGCTTATGTAGAAGTATTCCCTTCACAAGCTTTATTAGATACTTATCAATTAAGAAGTGAAAAGGGCAACGCTAATGGTTATGCTTCTTTAGATAGTCAAGGTAAAGTTCCTATCAGTCAGCTACCGAGTTCTATTATGGAATACAAAGGAACTTGGAACGCATCTACAAACACGCCTACACTTGCAAACGGAACGGGCGACACGGGAGATGTTTATATTTGTAACGTAGCAGGAACTGTAAACTTTGGTGCTGGTCCTATTACTTTTGCGGTGGGCGATTATGTGATTTATAGCGGTACTATCTGGCAGCGTTCAAGTGGTGCGGTGGGTACTGTAACAAGTGTAGCTGCATCTATTACGGGCGATAGTGTTACAATTAGTGGCTCACCTGTAACTACATCGGGAACTTTGGCTTTTGCTTTTGCAGGTACAGGAGCGCAATATATTAAAGGCGATGGAACTTTAGCAACTTTCCCTAATACAATCGACCAAGCTAAAAACTTAATTACTGAAGTTTACAATAGCACGGGTGCGACTTTAACAAAGGGAACAGTAGTTTATATCAATGGCGGTCAGGGTAACTTGCCAACAGTTACAAAGGCTCTTGCAAGTGGCGATAGCACAAGCGCACAAACATACGGAATAGTACAAGCTGACATTACAAACAACAATAACGGGTTTGTAGTTGTAGCAGGTCGATTAGCGGATATAGATACTTCTGCTTTTAGCGTAGGCACTCAATTATATTTGAGTTCTACAACTGCGGGTGCTTATACAAGTACAAAGCAATATGCTCCTGCTCACTTAGTTTATGTAGGTATAATTGTACGTTCACACCCGACACAAGGGATTATAGAGGTTAAGATACAAAACGGCTACGAGTTAGACGAACTACACAACGTAGCTGCTCAAACACCTACAAACAATGACGGGTTATTTTGGGAATCATCGACAAGCCTTTGGAAAAACAAAAGCATAGCGACTATCTTAGGCTACACACCACAAGCACAATTAAACGGAACAGGGTTTGTAAAAGCATCGGGTACGACTATAACTTATGATAACTCTACTTACTTAACTACATCGGCAGCAGCTACTACTTACTTACCTTTGGTATTAAGTTCTACTGCAAATGTTGTAGATATTAACGGGCAACAATTTAACATCTGGGGTTCTGCAAGTGGCTATACTTCAGGAAGAATAATTGTAGACCCTGTATTTAGTGCGATAGGTTATCAAAATGCAGGTGTATTTGACGGCTTGAAAATCTTAACAAATGGTAATGCGGAGTTTAGTAACTCAGGTGTTACAAGGTTTTTCAATCAAGTTAGGTTTGATAGCACATTAACAAATGGAACTTATAGTTATACGCTTCCAGGAGCAACAGGAACTATTGCACTTACAACTGACATACCTTCGCTTACGGGTTACGTTCCATACACGGGCGCAACTACTAACTTAAACTTAGGAAGCAACAATTTAACTGCTGCGGCTATCACGGGAACAAGTGCAAGAATTACAACCCTTGCAGGTAGCGTTTTTGCAGATGTTAATGGTAACTTAGGTACTACTTCAGGTACACAAGACACGCTTACTTATTGGGCATCTCAATATAGTATCGCTTCACTATCTACATCTACTTATCCTTCTTTAACGGAGTTAAGTTATGTTAAGGGCGTAACGAGTTCTATACAAACGCAGTTAAACGCAAAGCAAAACGCTTTAACCAATCCAGTAACTGGTACAGGTACTACTAACTACCTACCTAAGTTTACAGGTACAAGTACAATAGGTAATAGTCAAATTATTGATAGTACAAATGTTTTAATAAATAGAACATCATCTTTTACTTCAGGTACTTTAACTGGTCAAAAACTGCAAATTACAGGAGGCATTGGTATTAATACTGACGCAGCAGATGGAGTTGCGAGATTGACATTAATTGGTAATTCAAATACAGGAGATGGCACTATTGATTGGGGTGGTAATGGAAACTTCAATTTAGTATTTTCTAATAATGGAAATACAAGAATGACTATAAATGGCTCAGGTAATTTAGGATTAGGAGTTACACCGAGTGCGTGGGGTGGTGATTTTAAAGCAGTACAAATAGGAACTTCTGGGGGTTCAATAGCTAACGATGATTGGAATGGCTTTACTGAAATTCTTAATAACGTTTATGGTAGTGCAAGAAATACCTATACAAGAATACAAAGTTTAGGAGCAACAAGATATAGCCAACAATTTGGTACACACGCTTGGTATAGTGTGGGGGCAGGTTCGGGGGGTGCAACAGTATCCTTTACCCAAGCAATGACGTTAGATGCGAGTGGGAGATTGGGAATTGGTACGACTTCTCCGGCTGAAAGATTATCGGTTGCAGGTGCTATAATGTCTACGGGTGGAATTACAGGACACGGAGCAAATAGAACTACTATTTCACAAGAAGGTGGAAGTGGTGCTTTTTGGCAATCTTATGGAGCAAACACATCAACAGTTGGTGCTTTTGTTTTAAGACAAGCAAGCTCCGATTTTAGTGTAACAAGAATTCCATTGTCTATTGATACTACAGGAGCAGCTACATTCTCAAGTAGTGTAACGGCAACAGAGTTGTATTTATCAACCTCAAATGGATTAGTTGGAAACATTAATTCAAGCAATGCAAATGGCGGTTATTTAACTTGGCAAACAAGTGGAGCTGTTATTGCGGATATTGGTACTGCTCAACAAATATTTGGTAGTGGAGGTAATGATACATTTGGTATTAATGGCAGAGGTGCAAGAGCAATAGCATTCGGTACGAACAATACCGAGAGAGTGAGAATAACCTCAGCAGGTAACGTAGGTATAGGTACTACATCGCCGGGCAGGAATTTAAGCATTGAAAGTTCTGATATATGGGTATCATTAAAAAGAACATCAAATAGAGAATATTTAATAGGTCAAGGAGTATCGGATAGTTTTAGAATACTTGATGCAACCGCAGGGGTAGATAGATTTGCAATTAAATCTTCTGGTATAGTTAACATCTCAAACGTTCCAAGTTCAAGCTCAGGTTTATCAAGTGGGGATATATATAAAGATGCTTCAGGTTTCTTAAAAATAGTATAACAAATAAAATAAAATAATATGACAACTTTTAAATGGGTAGTATCACAAATGGACACCGCTCCAAGCGAAGATGGTTTAACTGATGTAGTTAAAGTAGTACATTGGCGTTACCAAGCAGAACAAGTAGACGGAGATAAAACTTACAACGCTGAGGTTTACGGAGCGATGGCGTGTGCTACACCTTCGGACACGGACTTTACTGCTTATGACGATTTAACTTTCGACAAAGTATGCGAGTGGTTAGTTGCAGGAAACGATGTAGATGCTATGGAGTTAAACTTAGATACTCAAATCGAGAACCTTAAGAACCCCCCTATTATTAACTTGCCTCTACCTTGGGATAAATAATATATCTTTACAAATAAAAAACAACGTATGAAGTACAAACAACTATTACAATTAGTAAGCAGCATTAATGTCGTAATCGGCAACCAGGACACAAAGACACAAAAGAAGCTTTTTAAAATCTACGAGAAGGTTAAAGCCTATCACGAGGACTATCAAGCCGAAGTTGAAATCTTACGTTTAGACAATGCACAGACAGACGATAAGGACTGCTTACTATTAGATGACAAAGGGAATTACAAGTATTCTAAAGAAGGCATCAAGAAGCTAACTAAAGATATTGAAGCCTTAAATGATAAAGAATTTGATTTTCAAATAATTAACGTAGTCAATCCACAAGGTTTGGAGAATTTTACCTTCTTACAAGATTGGGTTACTGGCGTAGAATTTAACAAACAAGAAGAAGAAGAACTATAATGGCAAATAACCACCAAGCAGACCAATCAACAATCGTATCTTTAGTTAGTGCTACTATTAGCATTACAAATATTCAACCGCTATTCACATTGATTGCAAGTTTGGTGGCTATCGTTTCAGGTCTTATGGCTATTCGATACTATTACAAAATGACCAAAAAGCTTAAATGAGATTAATACTTTTAGCCTTATTACTTACTTCTTGCGCTTCAGTTAAGAAGTTCGAAAAGCGTTATGATAGCACGGGGACAACTAAGATTGACTCCGTGCATCTTACTTTTTACGATAGTGTTACTAAGATTATAGAAAAAGAGCAAGTATTTACAAAAGAGGTTACTATCTATGACACAATCCGTGTAACAAAGGATAGCATAATAGTAGTTCCCAAAATCGTAACTAAGTGGGTATACCAGACAAAAGACAAGCAGACCGACAATAGCTTAGTTAAAAAAGATACAATAGCGTTTAATCGCACAGAAACGGCTCAAATTTCGATTGTAGATAAAAACAAGGTAAGTACTGCAAATAACTTTTGGAAGGCTCTAATCGGTCTAATAATAGCGATTGTGTTAATTTTAGCATATTGGAATAGATTATGGAAGTAAACAAAGCAGGTAGAGATTTAATAAAGCAGTTCGAAGGCTGCAAATTAAAGGCATATCAATGCAGTGCGGGGCATTGGACTATCGGGTTTGGAAATACTTTTTACGAAGACGGAACAAAGGTTAAGCAGGGAGATGTAATTACTCAGCAAAGGGCAGACGAATTGTTTGATTACATACTCGAAGATTTTATCAATCAAATAAAGCCTTTAATAAAAAGTTTATTGAGCGATAACAATTTTTCTGCTATTGTTTCGTTTGCTTACAATGTCGGGGTAAACAACTTAAGGAGAAGTACTTTACTAAAAAAGGTAAATGCAAACCCTAAAGACCCGAGCATTAGGGCAGAATTTATGAAGTGGGTGCGTGCCAACAATGTGGTGCTAAAAGGGTTAGTGAGGCGGAGAGAGGCTGAAGCTAAACTATATGAGCAACTTTAGAACTATATTAGTAAACTTATTATCAGACGAAAGCAATAGTATTAGCCATAAAAGAGTTGTGGCTATGCTTGGCAGCTTATGTCTTTTTATATCCCTGTTCTTAAACATAATCTTAAAAATTAACCCAAGCGATAAGTTGGTAGATGCCGTGTTGTATCTTACGCTATTTGCTATGGGTTACACCACAATAGATAAATTCAGCAAAAAATAAATAATGCTAAAATCAAAACGCAAACGTCTCTACTTCGATTTGGAATCGTCACCAAACATCGGTTTCTTTTGGAGTGCAGGTTACAAATTAAACATCTCGACCGAAAGTATTATTAAGGAACGGGCAATCATTTGTATATGTTACAAGTGGGAAGACGAAAAAGAAGTTTACCATTTGGAATGGGATAGTAAGCAATGTGATAAAAAGATGCTTCAAAAGTTTGTAGAAGTAGCCAATACTGCTTCGGAACTTATAGGACATAACGGAGATAAATTCGATTTGCCGTGGGTTAGAACAAGATGCTTATATCACGGAATAGATATGTTTCCTTCTTATACAACTATTGACACACTAAAAATAGCCAGGAGTAAGTTTAGATTTAATAGCAACAAGCTTAATTACATAGCAGATTATTTAGGCATTGGTACTAAGATTAAGACCGAATATAGTTTATGGAAGGACATTGTTCTGCATAAGGACAAAGTAGCTATGGCTAAAATGATTAAGTACTGCCAAAAAGATGTTGTCTTATTAGAGCAAGTATTTAACGCACTTAAAAACCACATCGAACCTAAAACACACTACGGAGTTATCTTTGGACAAGATAGAGGCACTTGCCCTGAATGTGGAAGCGATGACTTAGTAATACAAATGAGGCGTACAACTGCAACAGGAGTAAAGAAGATATTATACAAGTGCAAAACTTGTTTTAAGATACATAGCAAAACCGACAAATAAATGGATAGTAAAATATTAGCAGCAGTTATAGAAGATATGCGTAGACGTGAGGCAAAAGGCAAAGAGGAATATAAAACCACGTTAGATAGAAATGATCTAAAAGAAGACGAATGGATGCAATATGCTTACGAAGAAGCTTTAGATTTAAGTTTATACCTTAAAAAAATTATGATAATAAATGCGGTTAAAAAAGATATTTAGCTTTGGCAACATATTAGATCGTGATACCTACGAGCAATTAAGGGAATTAGATTACACCAACCCAAACTTTAAGGGTTGCGCTGACGAGTTCCAGTTTAATCGTGAATGGTGGGTTATGCTTGACGATATG